TCACGATTCACCAGACCGTTGGAACCAACAGCTTGGATCAGCGCGTAGTACTGGCGGGGGTTCAGCACACCCACACGACCATCGGAGCTAACGCCCTTCTCGTCCATAGCAGCAGCAGCGTCATAGAACGCAGCCACTAGAGCAGCGGAATCGAAAGCGTCAGAATCGTTGACAGAAGAGCCCACACGAATCTGGGTACCACCAGGCTCAACGAAGTTGGCCTTGGTGATGGGGCTAGCAGAACGAGCACCGCGAGCGATAGCACGGAAGATGTAACGGTCATACTTTTCAGCGAGAGCATAACCAATCTTGCGGCTGATTTCGCTACGCAGATCGTAGTGCGAAAGCACCTCATCCAGTTCGTACACAAAGGCAGAGCTAATCAGAAGGTCATCACAGGTGATGGTCTTCTCAGCCACCGGAGGTGCACCATCGGTGTTACCCAGGATGCTGTTACCAGGAGTGTGGTACTCAGCAGTGGTACGACCGGTGTAGATGAATTGCAGGCTCTTGCCACCCTTGAGGGTGCGCTTCATCACCAGGTCACGAGCAATCGACTCGCGCTGGAAGCCTTTGAACATTTCACCCGAAAACAGTTTCAGGTACAGAGCACGGGCATCGCCCGCACCGTTAGATTGACCAGGGCGCGTAAGCAGTGCCGGGTCAACACTAGATTGATGAGCCATTGTTTTTTTTTTAAGAGAGTTAATGTTTAATCGACTCTCTGAACGTTCAGAGTTATTTAGTTTTTATTGTAGCGTTAGGGTGCTACATACCGCTAGCGGTAAGGGTGTCGGCGTACCGGCCTTACCAAGACCCAGGTGAGGAGTTGCACCTCACACTTCTAGGCTATGTGCCTAGCGTTCTTCTATTGAACTACTGAGTTGTTTGATTAACCGATGACAGGTGCAATCAGAGCAACAGGAGTTGACTCAGCAGCAGCAAGATCAAGCGGGAAGTTGTGAGCATTCCGTTCGTGCATCACCTCAAAACCAAGACCAGCTCGGTTCAGGATGTCAGCCCAGGTGTTCACTACATTACCTTTGTTATCCAACAGAGATTGGTTAAAGTTAAAGCCATTCAAGTTGAATGCCATGGTGCTTACTCCAAGAGCAGCAAACCAAATACCAACCACAGGCCAAGCAGCGAGGAAGAAGTGAAGGCTACGGCTGTTGTTAAAGGAAGCGTACTGGAAGATAAGCCTACCAAAATAACCGTGAGCAGCGACAATGTTATAAGTCTCTTCTTCTTGACCAAACTTGTAGCCGTAGTTCTGAGAGATCTCTTCAGTAGTTTCCCGTATGAGAGAGGAAGTAACCAAGGAACCGTGCATCGCACTGAATAGCGACCCACCGAACACTCCAGCGACCCCAAGCATGTGAAACGGGTGCATGAGAATGTTATGTTCGGCTTGGAACACCAGCATGTAGTTGAAGGTCCCCGAAATACCCAAAGGCATAGCATCCGAAAAGGAACCTTGCCCAAAGGGATAGACAAGAAATACAGCGGTTGCCGCTGCAACAGGAGCTGAGTATGCAACAAAGATCCAGGGCCTCATCCCTAATCTATAGCTAAGTTCCCACTCTCGTCCCATGTAAGCATAGATGCCAATGAGGAAGTGGAAGACTGTGAGCTGGAAAGGACCCCCGTTGTAGAGCCATTCATCAAGTGAATTAGCTTCCCAAATTGGGTAGAAGTGTAGTCCGATGGCATTGCTGCTCGGAATGACGGCTCCCGATATGATGTTGTTTCCATAAAGTAGACTCCCAGATACGGGCTCTCGGATGCCATCAATATCGACAGGGGGAGCCGCAACGAATGCAATGATGAAGCAGATGGTGGCTGCAAGAAGACACGGAATCATCAGTGTCCCGAACCACCCAACATAAAGACGGTTGTTAGTACTGGTTACCCAAGTACAAAAACGCTCCCAATAGTTTTGAGAGCGTGGAGCTGCGAGAGTAGCAGTCATGAATGAAGTTAGTTAAGACGAGTTACGTGAACCCTTCCAACTCCAGAGCTAGTGAGACCGATTCGATCAGCCGCACCTTTACTGAGATCTAATCCCCTGTCATATGCATAGGGACCGCGATCATTGACCCGAACAACGGCACACCGTTTGAAACAGACTTTAAGTTTAGTTCCAAATGGGAGTGTCTTGTGCGCTGCAGTAAGGCCGTTTTGATTATATCGTTCACCATTGGCAGTAAGGTGTCCATGGAATCCAGGACCATACCAGCTGGTGATCACCGACAGAGTAGTTAGAATAGGTAGCATAATTAAAAAGCGAAGGACTTTTATATTTCCATCTACTCATTATGGGCTATCACCACTCGCAGGTCTGATAGCCCAGTTAGGTTACTTTTTCTTAGCAGTCTTAGCTGCTTGTTTGAATTGCTTAGCAGTGGGTGCACCGGCAGTACCAGGCTTACGCATCTTCTCACCACTACCTTTGGCAATACGCTCACGCTTGGCGTGAATGTTTGCATAGAGACCAGGCTTAGCCATTTAACATTTCCACTTACGAAGGGCTAGTGCTTTACGAGTAGGTCGTCCTTTCTCATCCTTCATCGGACCTGGGTTACCTGACATACGTGCACAGAATGAACGCTTACGAGGACCACCTTCAGGTTGAGGAGCTTTGAGATTAGAGCCTGTCTCACGGTTATATTTAGCACGACCAGCGGCTGTTAGACCGCCGGTACGTGATTTGTGTTTTCCAATTTTAAGGCTAACACTTTTAGCCATTACTTTTTCTTTTTAGATTTACCAGCTTTACTGAGTGCAATGGCCACCGCTTGTTTCTGCGGGTAACCTTCACCCTTCAGTTTACTGATGTTAGAAGAGACAGCTTTATCGGACTTACCTTTTTTTAGTGGCACCGCGCTTCTCCTTCATCTCTACTTTCTTGGACTCTTTACCTTCGTGTTTTTTCATGGCAGCTTTGGAAGCATACACTTCCTTGCCACCATACTCTTTCATCTTTTTAGTGGGCATCACCAAATACCAGGAATAATTTGACCAGTCAGCGCGTAAGCACCAATAGCAGCCATGAAGCCAAGCATAGCCAGGCGACCGTTGAGGAGTTCAGCACGTTCGTTGTGAGGCACGGTGTAGTTGTGATCGGTGTACATGGGAGGTTCAATAGGCCAGATGTTAGTGTCGTTCATCAGAACTCAATATCAGATCGTTCAAGTTTATCAATGACATCCTGGCGATAGGCAGGGTCATTATCATAACGACGATCAGCCATTGCACGAACCAGTTCAGCCTGGCTACGGAAGACATCTTGTGATTGAGCAGGCTTACCACTCAGCATGTTACCTTCAACACCCATGGAATCAGTATAGCGATAGTACAGTGCCTGCAGAGCAAGTTGGATAGCGTTGGTGTTGCCGGATTCAATCAGAGAATCAAAGGCTTCAATCTCACCTTCGCTGAAGTTCTCAGCAGCCCAGGTAGTCAGTTGATTATAAGCGGCTTGGCCGCCTACCATGTTCTGCAGTTGGTTAACTTCTTGATTAGTCAGCTCTCGTCCAGATGGAGTAGGAGCATTTTCTTGCATCTCAAAGTATGCTTTGACAAGATCTTGAGATGACATTTGAGAGAATGCATCAAGAGTTTCTTGACTCAGTTCTCCGTTCTGGGAATACTCCTCACCAGCAAGTGAGAGAAGACTAGAGAAATCTTCATAGTCCCGACTGTCTTCTTCGACTGATTCCTCTTCATCAGAAACTTCTTCAGCTTCTTCACGAGAGTTACTACCCAGTTTCTTTTCCAGCTCAATATAAGCTTTCTCAAGATCCTGAGCGTTCTTGTATTTACCAGCCAGCATACCCTCGTGTTGAGCCATAAGCTCTTCGCCAATGGCAAGGGAATCTGCTTCGTCGGATTCAATTGACGACATTACTTCTGCATCAGGAGTAGCATCGTAACTCAAAATTTCAGCCATAAAAAGTTATTGCATTGGTGGAGCGGATTGTTGGCTACCCAAGTATTGAGCAACAGCTTCTTCCGCATTGGGATTCTTGGATGGGTCAGCCATAGGTACCTTCAACATATCAGGCAGCTGTTGCATTTGCATCATCTGCTGCTGTTGACCCATAGCTTGTTGACGTTCAGCAGTACGCTGGTCAACAGACTTAACAAGGTTCAGTACATCAATACCCTGTGCAGCTGCCAAGCGTTTGATAGCTTCATCTGCATTGATGAATTGAAGCATCTGGTCAGGACCAAGTGCTTGAGAGATTGTAGCAATGAAGGTGGTAAGAGACTCACGATCTTGACCACGACCAAGAGCGTTGATACCAGCAACAATAGTTGGGTTAACCAGATCCTTAGGAATCCGAGGAAGTTCACCAGAACGTTGCAGTACCAGCAGCTTACGGTTGAGATAAGGAATCAGGAACTCAACAGTCAACAAGGAGAACAGGCCACCGAGTTGTTGTTCCAGTTCCATCTGGGTGAGGCGGACTTCTTCCGCAGTAGTGCGCTCAGATTGACGAACAGTAAGCACAAGGAATGCTTCTGCAATACGACGTTCAAGTGTACCAGCAAGGTTAGCAGCTGTACTGAAGTCAGCAGTCTTACCCACTTGGATAACACCAATGTCATCGGGTCTGCCTTGAACGATTGCACCGTTGCCTGCCTGGGCTATGGTGGCCGGTTTGGTAGTGCTTGAGGGTGATACCACGAAGACCACCTTAGCGGCTGCTGCAGAGCCTTCTACGAGGGACTGAGAGAGTGCATCAAGGGACTTGAGATCCCCAAGAAACTCTTCTACACGACCCCTTCCATAATTCTCACCATCTACCGTATTGAAGCGAAGGACAAGCCAAGGGTTAGCATCCTTAGGAGCCTTACCTTCAGTGCCTTCAATCTTCTTACCATAGGCTTCTTGATGCCACAGCCAGCGATTGTTATCGAGACGAACGTGGGTATAAACCTCTACGTCATCTTCATGTGCATAGCTGCGATCATTAACTTGATTGTTCTTTTCTTGCAACTCCTTAGGGAGAAGCTTTTTGTTGATCAGTTCTTTGGTGACGATCTCAATTACGTTACCATTACCATCCCGTTCCACTACGTAACGGCTCAATGGATAGTGCTTAAGCCCATCCTTACCCATGTAGATCAACGCATTACCACCAACAACAAGATGTTTGATGGCTTGGTGAACGACAACACGATCACTGGAGGCAGCAATCGAATCCATCACCATGCGTTCAATCTTAGCAAAACTCAGGTCAAGTTCAGAACGGATCTCAGCAGGCAACTCAGTGCCAAGCTTATCATCACGGATCTGAAGCTTAAAGAAAGTAGTTTGGGGTGGAAGCAGTGCAAGCATAAGCTTAGCTGCCAATGTAACTACTGACTTAGCGCCAACTGACTGCCAAGGTTGCTTAAGGGTTTTGTGGGTAATCCTAAACTCATCACGTTGGATGAGATAAGGAATCGTAAGCTCAGAGCATTCAACCGCAGTTTGGAGAAAGTTAGTACGGTAACTACTTAGATGATCGTACCTTGATTTAGCGTTCATTTAATTAACCAACGTTAGTTCCGCTTGCACCTATGCCGATGTTAGTACCAGGGGTGCGGTTAATACGCAGAGAGGCAAGATTTGCTGTAGCTTGTTTCTGTTTAGTACGCATAATAGGAGTTGTTGCTGACTCAGCTCCACCTACTTTAACTGGTGCCTTACTAGCAGCAGCAATAGCAGCTAAAGCTTCTTGCTGTTGTTTATTGGCTGCAGTTTGAAAAGCCAACATTCGTTCTTCTTGCGCTCTCCGGTCCATTTCAGCCATTTGTATTGCACCAGCATATTGTTGTCCAGCGCGTCTAATGTCTTCTTGCCTGTGATGTTCTGGCCGTCCACACATGATGTTAATCCTCGTTAGTAATTCGTGTACGAATCCACTCCACTACACTTACTTGACCAGACCGATACATGATCTGATTAATTGGTGTATCAGGAGTAGGGTTGAATGGTGGATAAAGATCCTCTAGCTCTTCCAACAACCGTTCAACAGTCAGGAGGTTAAGCGTATTGAGGGAGATTTGGGTTTGCATGTTCAAAGAACGCTGGCATACGTGCTCGCTTTGTTTCGACAAGCTCAGGAGCTTTGCCTTCGTACATCAAGCGATCACTAGCATCCAGCCAAAATTTTTTGTTGAGATACTTATTGGGATGTGCCCCAGACAGGGGTTGCATCACCCAGTTGATAGTTGCCTTACGCAGCTTATCAAGAGAAGGAGAGAAATCAACCCCCAACTCACGACAAACAAGGCTATTGGTAGCAACGTGAACTTGCTCATCACGACTAATGTCTGCACTTACAGTGCGGAGACCAGCGTCTCCATTGAAGCGGAAGAAAGGAAGCAATACAAAGAAGATTGCACGTTCAGCAACAAGTGCCTTGGCAATCGTGTGATCGGGGTGAGCAATCCACGCATCACGTAGACGCTTAGCTTCAGCCTCTGCCTGCTCATCAATACCAATGGCGTTGGTGATGTAGGTCAGTGCAAGGTCATGCTTCTCTTCATCACGGATGTTTGATTCAAGAAGTTCCCGTGCTGTCTCAGGTACTTCTTTATTTAGTGCATCTTGAATGAAATCACCAACCGGCAATTCCATATGTCGAATGGCAAGTGCTCGATAAATAGTCTCTTCAGCACCATCAGCCAGTTTACCGGCAGTTGTTTGTACCGGAGTCCAAGTTCTTTTACGAGAGAGTAGTTTCTGATAGGGGTTCATTCGCCGCAATTACAATCTGGAGCAGGGTCGTTGTCTCTGTCATAGAGAATAGACTCCAGGTAATCGTCAACCTCCGACTCGTCCAGTGCAGCATATGCGCTGGTCTTGTCTTGGGTATCACTCATAACCTGAAGCGAGTAATAAAGGGAGGTTTGCGGAGATTGCAACCACTCTTCAATAAACGCCTCGTCATAGGTGATCACATCAGACCAACTATTGAAGCTGTAACCGTGAAGAAGTCCCGTAGCATCCAGCATCTGTACGATGCCATCAGCAACTTTCTTGTAATCCTCCCAGCCAACTTCACTGGCGATCTCTACATTGCCATAGTCATAGCTTTGAACACCAAAGGTGCCAGAGTCACGATCCACTTGACGAGAGATAGGAGGAGCGATCTCAGGGCAGGTGGTGTACCCATCTAGATCAGTATATCGGTAACTGCATGAAGCAGTAGGCGCAATGGCAAAGGCACGTTCCATGTTATTGAAACGAGCAACCTGTGCAGCTGCGCGGATACCCCCTTGCAATTCCTTAGCAAGGATGGTTGCAGGGGTATGTTCATAGTACTGCTTGGAGTTGACTTGCTCAAGGGCTTCACCAAACTCCTTATAGGTCACACCGTTCTTACGGAGCAAGTTTGCCAGTCCGAGCATTCCGAGACCAACTTGGCGATCTGTCTCCGGAGGGAGATATTCTCCACTAGAGCCAACGTCTGTTTTCCCATGGAGTCCGCACAACTCGGACATTCCGTTGACAAATGCAAGTTGAATGTCATTGAGTTCGCACTGGCCGAGGTTGACATGTTGCAGTAGACAGGTACCTCGTGATGGCAGGTACACTTCCAAGCAAACGTTTCCCCGGATTCGATTTCCATTCTTATCTACTTTGGTTTTGTTGAGCCAGATGTCACCTTGGCGAATGCCTTGGAGAAGCGCCTCTTTGACTTCTTGAGTAGAGTGATCCCACCATAGTTGGTTAATATTGACGCAACGCTTGATCCAAGGTAGATCAGCGCGACTAGCAGTAATAAACTCCAGCACGTCGGGATGACTAAGATCAAGATGAGCAACGACAGCTCCATTCTTATAAACTCCTCCTCGCCTCAGGATTTCATTGAGTGTTGAGTAGATCTTTGCAAAGGATACTGGGCCGCTAGCCACAAGTCCTTTGCCATTCTCAGCGCCTTTGGGTCGGAGCTTGGATAGATGGACAGCCACGCCAGCTCCGTAGCGGAGAGCGTGGGAAACAAAACGCCAGGATGCTTCGATACCATTTGGTCCTTCCATTTCGTCCTCCACCACAAAGACTGTGCAGGAGACAGGTAGGCGGGAGGTGGGATCGTCAATCCAAGATTGCACACGCCCAGTACGGGCGATAAGTTCTTTGTGAGGGGCAGACATTATTAAACGAGATCAGTAAGGTTAGGTGGTTGATAGTTTGGTCCTTTCAGAACCTTGCCGTCTTCACGGCGGATGGGATTACCGTCTTCACCAAGCTTACTCATGTTGCTTTGGTGTACTCGGTCCATTGCTTCATCTAGATCCCATTCTAGATTAGCAGCGTATTGGTAGCAGACATACACAAGGTCTGCAAGTTCTTTCAAGCATTCCTCAGCATTACGAGCATAGCCGTACAACAGTTGTTGTTCAGCATCAAGGAACTCTTTGAACTCCTCAACGATCAAACGCTTCTGCATCTCCCGTGAATGACTCCCAGTACTGTTCGTCACTTGGAAGCCACGGCGAAACTCCTTGGCTTGGCTCATTAAGGATTTCGTTTTCAAGCTCATTTTGTAGGTAGTGGATTGCTTTACTAAGATCAGAAATGCGAGACTCTTTATGTCCCGCACGGCAAATGTATTTAATGGCGTTGCCTAGATGAAAGTTCAGTCCTTGGTCTCGGATGAAATCCCAAACTTGGATAGAACCTCGTCGATAATAGTTGGGTCCAGTTGAGTTGGTGTCGGCCATTTTTTAACTAAGTTGGACATTGAGTTGCCAAGCACAAAACATTGACGTTGGAGTGCCATGAAGATGGTAATGATGTCTTCCTTTTTAGATTCAGGATGTTTCAAAGCATCTTCAATCTGACGCAGCTTAAACTGCTGCTCCATTGTTAGTTCAAGTACTGGTGGCGGGGGTCCAAAGGATGATGGATTGGTTGGTAAAGTCATAGTCAGTGTACTGAAGGATCTTGGCGAGCCTAGCATTCTGGAGTGCGACGGATTCATCAAGGTCCTTGCTTGCAAATGCTGCAACGACTGACTCCCAGCTGTAGCCGTTCTCTTCAAAGAAGGCGATTGCTCGTTTAATCCCGAATCCAGGAACTCCGCTATACCCATCAGTTTGGTCACCAGCCAACGCCTGAATAAGGTGCCAGCGGTCACCTTCTTCTTTGGTGATTGTGATAACGCCAGTAGATAAATCATAAAGGTCTCCAGGTATTTGTCTCATGTCTTTATCAGGAGAACAAATGATGTGACCCTGTTCTTTAGTAGCGTAGATGCCAAGAGCATCATCAGCTTCTAACTCGGGCATCACAATAACTTGGTAGTCCTCCTTGAGTTTGTTGATGACCCTACGGTAACCGCACGGCTTCTTTCGATTTCTATGTCCCTTATACGCTGGGTCAATACGTTTACGAAAGTTGATGCTATCAGTAAAAAACAAAATAGAATCATCGAAGCATCCAAGATCTGTTGCGATGTTGAATAGCTCTCGTTGTACTTTGTCGTAGGCTTCACTGAACCTACTTGAGACGACGATAACATCATCTCCCCAGTCGATTTCTGTTTCGGCTGCTGCACAGCACTTGTAGACGATGTAATCTGCATCAATCAGGAGACTCATTTACCTTGCCCTCGCTTGAGCTTACGCCCATGCGAAGGAAGACTACGAGTGCCATTACCTTGCCGAGTGCGCTTGAATTTAGCACGGGATTGAAAGGTAACCTTTCCCAGTGCAGTTTTAGATTTGACTGCCATTAGTGGATAAATAGTTAATAGCTTTTTGCAACCCTTCGATGTTATCACCTAACATTCCGATTGCTCGATTACATGCACCACATAACCACCCTCTAAATTTTAGAGTGTTATGGTCATGATCAATATGAATTACTTGCGATTTAGTGCCACAGCATTCACAGGTATCACTAAAATATGGTGCAGTTTTTCTAAGCTGCCGTCTTACAGCTGTAGTATGCTGAACGCAACTACGGCATTCATGATGAAGTCCATCAGAATTAGACCTGTTTTTTGTAAAATACTCTGGACTATCAAATATTTGTTTGCAGGTTACACAACGTTTAGTGTACTTCTGCCCAGGTGTTCCCGACTTGGGCTTCAGCTGCGATGGAGATTCGGAGGTTATAGTACTGTCCAGCAGCTTCAGCTGATTGTACCAGGGATGTTCGTAATTCATCCACGTGTCCGGGATCACATTCAAATTGTAGTTCGTCATGTACGAAGGCTAGTTGGGAACAGCAAAGCTGTTGCGTATTGTCATGATTGATCAGCATCCATCGCTTAGCGATTACACCCGCTGACCCTTGGAGGAGGTAGTT